GCCATCTATCAGACTGAACCGGAGAGCGCGCCGGTGAACCCGCTCGAGAAGTTTCTGAAACGAGGCTGATGAAGAAGCGCCTTGATCCTGTCACCCAGTACGCCACAGATGTGGTGGAGGGCCGGATTGTCGCTGGCCGCCTGGTGGTCTTGGCCTGCCGGCGGCATTTGGACGATTTGACGCATCAGGTCGAAAAGGGGCTCGTTTGGAAACCAGAGGAAGCCCAGCGTGTGATTGACTTCTTCGCTGAGGTGCTGTGCTTGCCGGAAGAAACCGCGGCCGAGGAAACCGTGGACGCAGAAACCCCGGTCGACGGCTCGCCGTTCATCCTGTCCCCGCATCAGCAATTCATCGACGGGTCGCTGATGGGCTGGTATACCACCGCCGGCTATCGACGGTTCCGGGACGCCTACGACGAAGAGGCGAAGGGCTCAGGGAAAACGCCGAACGGCGCCGGCTTAATGATTTGCCTCCTTGTGGCGGACGGAGAGCGGGGGGCGCAAGTCTACTTCGCGGCCGTGACGAAAGACCAAGCCAAACTATCGTTTGCCGATGCGGAGAAGATGATCCATGCGTCTCCCGCGCTTCGGAACGTCATCCGCCAGACGGTCAATAACTTCGCCGTCCTCGAGACGGGCTCGTTTCTGCGAGCGATCAGTTCAGAAAAACGGGGCCTCGATGGCAAGCGCGTCCACGGCGCGCACATCGACGAAGAGCATGAACACCCGACGAATGTGGTCGTGTCGAAAATGCGGCGGGGCACTAAGGGTCGGCGCAATGCCCTGGTACTGAGAACTACAAACAGTGGTTTTGATCGGACGTCGATTTGCTGGCACGACCATGAGTATTCCCGTCAGGTGTTGGAAGGGGCGATCGTTGATGAGTCGTGGTTCGCCTACATCTGCGGCTTAGATCCCTGTGCGAAATGTCTCGCGGCCGGGAAAGAGTTTCCGCAGGACGATTGCCCGGACTGTGACGACTGGCGCACCGAAGGCCCCCATTGGTTGAAAGCCTGTCCGAATCTTGGGCGCTCCGTCTCGTGGCAGTACTACCGCGAACTCGTCAGGCAGGCCACGGGGCGGCCGGATGCCGTCAGCGATCTCCTGCGATTCAACTTCTGCGTCTGGACACAAGCTGTCTCGCGGGCGATCAGTCTCCCGCATTGGAACGCTTGTCAGGCGCCGCCCGATGATGCCGCCCTGGTCTGGATGCCGTGTTTTGGGGGGCTCGACCTCGGGCAGTCTGATGATTTCTCTGCGTGGGTGCGTGGCTGGGAACTCGAGGACGGCCGACTCGTCGTGAAGTGTCGCTTCTGGTTGCCGGAGAGTGCGCTGCTGAAATATCCCGATCGGCCCTATGCGGAGTGGAAGCGGGCCGGGATCTTGACGGTGATGGACGGGTCGACGACGGATTACGGCTTGATTGAAACCACGGTCGAAGCGGATTGCCGAGCCGATGGCGTCCGCGAAGTCGCCTATGACAAACGCTTCGCCGAACAAATGGCGCAGAACCTGCGGGGCCGTGGGATTCAGATGATCGACACAGGGCAAGGGTTTCAGTTGAATGAGGCGATTAGGCACAAGTTGGATCTCATTACTGAAGGCAAGCTGTGTCACGGAAACAATCTGATCTTGACGTATATGGCGGCGAACTATGTGCTCTTGACGGGGCGACTCGGAGAAAAGCGCCCCGCGAAGGAACGGGCGGCCGACAAGATCGACGGGCAAGTCGCGCTGGACATGTTGATCGATCGCATCATTCGGACGGATGCGTCAGGGCCCTCCGTCTATGAGGCCCGAGGCGTGCTGAGCTTCTAATCATGAATCAAACCAGCTTGGTCGGTCGGCCGCTGCATTCCTTGGTGAGCATGGTGGTGGGGTTTGCCGAGAAGCGCGGGGTGTGGTCGGGACCGTTGACCTCGAGCTCCCCAGAACTCGCGAGACTCTGGGCCTCGCCCTCAACCAGTACCGGCATGGGCGTGAGTGAAGTCACGGCGCTGACGTATTCCACCGTCTGGGCCTGTGTGAACAACATCAGCACCGACGTGGCGTCATTGCCACTGATTCTGTACAAAAGCCTGCCGAATGGCGGCAAACGGCGCTTAACTGACCACAAACTCTATCGATTGCTCCATGATGAGCCCAATGAGGAGATGTCCTCGATGACCTTTCGGGGCATCATCCAGGCGCATGCGCTGACGTGGGGGAATGGATACGCCGAAATTGTGCGGGATGGGGGTGGGCGGCCGACCGCGTTATGGCCTATTACCCCGGATCGCGTGCAGGTCCAGCGTGAGACGCGCACTGGGCAATTGTTCTATCAGGTCACGCAACCTGGAGGCGGGCAAGTGCGGGTGGCGCCCGAGAACATGCTGCATCTACAAGGGCTTGGCTATGACGGCATGACCGGGTACAGCCTCATCGCGAAGGCCCGCGAAGCCATCGCCCTCGGGCTCGCCACGGAACGCTTCGGGGGCACCTTCTTCGGCAACGGGACGACGTTCGGCGGGGTCTTTCGGCATCCCGGGCGGATGACCGAACAGGCCATCAAGAATTTCCGCGAGTCGGTGAATGCCCAACATCAGGGCGTCGACCGCGCGCACAAGTTCATCGTCGTCGAAGAAAACATGCAGTACGACAAACTGGGGATCGATCCCGATCATGCCCAGTTTCTCGAGACGCGTCTCCATCAGGTGGAGGAAATCTGCCGGTACTACCGGATGCCGCCGCACAAGGTGCAGCATCTTCTTCGGTCGACCAACAACAACATCGAACATCAGGGGATTGAGTATTACTCCGATACCTTGCGGCCGTGGTGTGTGCGCTGGGAACAGGAGATCAAGCGGAAACTGATCGCGCCGTCTGAGCGAATGATCCAATTCGCCGAGCACAAGATCGAAGGCGTCTTGCGCGGGGATCTTCAAAGTCGGTACGCCGCCTATGCAGTGGGTCGGCAGTGGGGCTGGCTCTCGGCGAATCGTGTGTGCGAACTGGAGAACATGGACCCGTTGCCATCCGGTGGCGACGTCTTCCTCGTGCCGCTGAACATGACACCGGCCGATCGGCTCAACGAGATCATCGACAAGCAAGTCGCACCCGACCCAGCGCCGGCCGCACCATCAGCCCAGATGGATGGCGAAGGCGACATGCAGCAGGCCGGGCGCATGGCCACCGCGATCCGAGAGGCCCTCGTCGAGGTTGAGGCGCGCATTGTGGCGACGACGGCAGAGATCACGCGCGTCCGATCCGAGCAGGGGCAGACACAGGAAGAGGCTGAGGCTGTCAAGGCCGAACTAGAGGCGCTGCAGGAGAAGCAGACCGCCGACGCACAGGAAGCCGGGCAACTGCGGGTCCTGCTACTGGAAGCCACGGAACGGGCAGATCGGTTAGCGGTTGAGCAAGAAGCATTCAAGCTCGCGGCGGCAGACGAGGAAGCGTCCCTCCGAGCTCAAGTGGACGCCGCTCATGCGGAAGCGCAAACCGTCAAGGCACAGGGGACGGAGGAAGCCTCTAGGTTGCAGGCGTTGGCTGACGCGGCAGCGGATCAGGCGGCGGCGTTGGCAGCGGAACGGGATACCTTGCGGGCGGCTCACGAGCAGGCGGCGACAGAGGCGGCCACGCTGGCAACGGCACTCACCGGCACGAAGGAGGAGGCTGAGGCGCTCAAGGCCCAGGCGGCTGCCGAAGCGGCCCGGTTGCAGGCGGAAGTCGACGCCACGGCCACCCGCATGGCACAAGTGGAGGCGGATCGGCTGGTCATGCAGCAGACGGCGGTAGCCGCGGATCTCGCCCTGACGACGCTCCGGGCCGATCTGCAGGCGGCAGAAGCCCTCTATGCTGAAACGTCGCAGGCCCTTGAGAGCGAACACGGAGCCCTTGACGCGGCTCGCGCGCAACTAGCACAGCTGCAGGCAACGATCGCTGAAACACAGCGTGACGTGGCACGCCTCGCAGCCGAAGGGGCGGCCAAGGAAGCGGACGCTATCACCGCGACAACGGCCGCAGAAGAGGCGCACCGCGCCAGCGCGGAGGCTGCGGCCAAGCTGGCTACTGCGACGGCGGACGCCGAAGCCGCTCGGCAACTCCTCGAGGAAGAGACGGCACGACTGCAGGCCGAACGGGAGGCGCACACCGCCACACAGGCGGCGTTGAAGGCCCAAGAGGACGCCCATGCGGCGCGGAATCAGTCGGTGCTGGCTGCGCAGCGCGATCTGGTACATGCCCAAATGGGCCGTCTGATCTTGAAAGTCACAGAGCGGGCGCGGCGGAACAAGGGGACGCCGGCCAAACTGAAAGCCTGGGCGGACAGCAATTACCTGCTGCTGGAAGACACCTATATCGACGCACTCCGGCCAGTGATGCG